CTTGTTGTAGTAGTAGTTGTAGTAGTGTTGAAAGTGTTGAAAACTCGTTTTTTTAACGTTACTACGTTTATTTATTGTCTTTTTGCCTGTTGAAAACTTTGTTGAAAACTTGTTGAATTGTTGAATGTTCGTCATTTTAACGAATTTCTTTGTGCAACTTGTTGTTGAAAACCTGTTGAAAGTGTTGAAAACTCAAGTTTTCCACATTCTCTTTTTTTTGTACTATTGTTTCTTTGCGCGTGTGTGCACGTTTCGTGCGCGCGCGCGTATAGTGATCATAGACTGTTTGCTTTACTACAGCGGCAGCCCCCCGCGTAGGGGGGCGTGACGCAAGGGGGGGCGCAAACCAATTTTGCGCCCCCCCTTCTATATATGATTATGTTTTGGCTGCCGTTTGTTTGGTGCCCCTGTGTTGGGGAACTTTAGCTTTGCGCGGAGGGGCTTTTAATCTCCTCTGTATGCGTCGAATACGTCCAAGTTTGGCATAATCGGTACTTTTTGGTTGTACTTTTTGTACTTTTCTCTTATGTCTTTGGCTGCTTTTCCAGCCTTTTTTGCTGCATCTTTGGCTGCATCTTTGGCTGCTTTTCCAGCTCCTGCAAGACCTTTGCCTAGTTTGCTTGCCGCATAGGTGTAATCACTCGCTTGTTTTGCGCTTGAAGTTGCTAGTTCGCTTGCCGCTTGTTCCCAGTTCTTAGCTGCTTTGAACTGCTTTATGCTTGCGCTTTGCTTTGACAGTTGATACCATTTGTCTGCTAGCTCTGCTGTGTTGTTGCCGTATTCGTACATTGCGCTCACACTTGCAGCCTGTGCACTTTGCTGGTTATAACGTTGGCTCCCAATGCTTGCAGACGCTCCGCTTGTTGATGCTGTTGCTCCGTTGGTCGCTGCCAGAATTGGATTGATGCCTGCTGCAATCATATCTTTTACGGTGTCCTGATAGGCTGTCCCACGCATTTCCTTCTGAAACGCTCGTTCTGCTGCTGCCTCTGCGCTGTTGTATTTTTTCGCGCTTGCTTGGCTTCCAGCGTTGGCAAGGTTACTCAGCAGTCCGCTTATCATTTGCAGTGCGTTTGCTGTGTTTACGCTGCTCTGATTTCCGAATGTTGTGATGCCTGTCGGTGTGCTGATTTGTGTTGAACCTATCTGTTGTGGTGCTGTTATGCTGCCGGTTGTGGTCTCGTTGCCTGTGCTGGTCTCGCTCCCTGATGCTTGGCTGTCCTTGGCGCTGCTCTGGTTGCTGCTCGTTATGATGCCCGTCAGTATGCTCAGTCCTTGCATGATGTATGGCATAAAGCCTAATAATGTTTCCATTCAAAAATAGCCCCGCTTTTGCGGGGCTTCCTCCTTTCTTAGATTCTTTCGATTCCGGGAATGCTGTAGATAGGCATCTCGCGGTACCAGTCTTCGTTGAAGTAGAAGTCACACAGGAACTGATGACTGATGCTGCTGGTTACTGCGATTGTACGGTCGATGTTTTCCTGTCCTTCCTGAATCCATGCCGCCGAGAGTCGCGGCAGTTTGTTATAGTCGTCCGCATAGTGCCATGCGTCCAAACTGGTCTGATAGTTAGACCGCATTTCGCCGGTTACGTAAGATGGCTTGTATCGGTAGTCTGCCCATGCTTCTTGATAACCAAAGATTTCTTCATCTTCTGCCGTGCCCTGTGCATAGATTTCGCGGTTGTATACCGGCTGCTCACCCAGTGCTGCCAGTCGTGGGTCGTAGTAGGTGAACCGTCCGCCACGCGTCCACTTGGTTGCCAGTCCCTGCTGGTAGCTGTGTTCCACTCTTACCACTGCCAGACCGATGATATAGCCGTATTCGGTCGCTGCATAGTCTACCATCTGCTTGCTGCATGTGGTCAGGCTGTATGCTGCTGTATTGCCCAGTGCCTGCCCGGTTTTCGGGTCTGTCTGGCTCGTCTGGACAACCTGATTTACATTGATTGCGATACGCTGACCGCCGATGTATTCAGGAATCTGTAGACGGCTGTCCGGACTTGTCACGCCCCATGTGCCGGAAAGGAACTCGCGGTATCTCGTGCCGTTGCGTGCATCAGCTTCAAAAATGTGCTGCAAGGCAATTGCCATGCGCAAGTCTTGTATGCTGATTGCGTTTACATTGGTCAGGTCTGCGAACAAATAACCGCCGGCGCCTTCTTCGCCATCTTTTTCCCCTGTGAATTGCATTATTTTGGGGTCTCCTGCGTATGTCAACGACCCCGGCGTGTTTAAGCTCTTGCCTAGAATCATTTCCGGACCCCTGCCCGTTTCCAGACTTGGGATTGTTTCGCCGGTTGCAGTTCCCAGTCTAAGCGGTGCATTGCCCGTCAGGTTGATTTCCACAGGGTCATTTTTTAACGGCGAGGGGAGACAGGATGTGAAATAGTCGTGGAACTTACTAGCCTTGGCCGGCTTTTGTGCGTAGAGTGTCGCTTCGTTTTCCGATGCGGTTGCTGTTGGGTAGTTTGTGTTTAATATTTCTGCTTTCGGGTTACTGTTAGTTCCTGCTTCATCTGTTTTTTTGTAGCCCAACATTAACGGTGCTTCAAGATTTTCATCTCTGAACCACTCGTTGTAAATCATGGCATATGCGCGTGCTGGGAGTGCGTTCACTTTGAGTTCTTTCGCGATTCCGGTCGGCAGTCCGAAATAGTCCCCAATGCTGCCATTATTCAGGCCGTTGCTGCCGCCGATTTTGCAAGTCGGTGTGCTGTATTCTGTTTTTTCTGCCCAGTAGTTGGTATCGTTTTCGCCGAACATGTTCTCCCAGTGTTCCCACAGTAGACGGCACGGAACAAAGAAGAAATAGGTGTCCATGTAGCAGTTATCCATCACCGGATAGATAGGTGTACTCATACGGATGAGACCGTTCAGGCGTATACGTGCGGTATCGCCCGGAAGTACCTCATCGCAGTAGATGGGCACTAAGTCGCCCTCGTTGATGGTCGTCAAGAGTTGATGGCTTCGGTCAAACTTGCTTCTCGGTCGTTCCATCCGTGGCACTTGCGCGAAATGGTTTTCACTGTTTCGGTTCGTTTTCCTTCACCTCCTCCTCTTTCTCTTCCTGCTTCGGCTGTTCGGTTTGCTGCATCTGTTTCAGCTGTTCCATTGTTTTGGCTGCAGCTTCGGCCTTTTCGTGCATCGTCATGATATCCTTCGGCAGATTTTCAAGCTCGGTGCCTTCGGTGTATACCATGCTTTTTGCTTTGATGCTGGTGTCCCCAGCTTCCAGCCGTGCGATTGCGCTTGCAAGGTCGTAGCCCTCGCCGGCTCGCTGGATTTTTTCATATGTGTTTTCATCCGGCTGCTGGATGTAGTCGGTTGTGCCGTTCGGTCGCTTTACCGCTTTCCACGTTGGTTCTGTCTTGCTGCCTGGATTGTTTGTTACTCTCTCTGTCGGCAGACCGTAGTACCTTACCATTGCATCAGGATTTAACATTTGCCGTCTCCTTCAGGTCGATGAGCCGCGCGATGTGTTCCGGCATTGCTTCGCTCATGTAGCCGGTTTCGGTGTCGAATTCGCCTAGCTCTACGAGCGAAATATCTTCAATTTCGTCGGGCTTGCTTTCGTTGGCCTTCCATCGTGCCGTTCGGACTGCCTGTGCCCTGTTGTTCTGCAAGAACGGCTGCGAGTAGCCGTTGGTCAGTGCATCGTGGAACGAGTAGAATTTCAGTTTCATGTTTTTCTCCTTTACTCTTTGTCTTTGTTTGCATCCTTCAGTGCGTGGTAGATTTCGTCCAGCTTTTCAAGGATGTTCATCATCAGAGCAATTGCTTCCTTGACGTCCTTGACCTTAATCAGTGCCATTAAGTCGCCCCCTTTCTTTGGTTTGTGTCGCTTACAGCCGGATACCGCCCCGTGATACCTTCGGCCGTACATTGATGTTTTTTACCCGCTTTGCCGTCTGGGTAAATCGTTTCTGGTCTCCTCGACCCGCTCCGCTTCTGTGTGCTATTTTTATACCCCCTTCCTATATTTGTTTGTCCGTACGTCTATATGTACAAAATTAGTATATCGGATTATTCCGCCTTTGTCAAGTATGCTATCTGCATATTCTGCGATTTCTTTTGAGTTGTGCCCTTTTACTACGATATCGGCGGCCATTCCTTTGCAATGGAAGGATGCTTTTGCTCCGTTTACTTTTCTGTTATGCTTTACGGTTCTGAAGCCGCTGTTGATGATTACCGGTGCGCCAAAGTGATTTCGGATTTTTTCTAGTGTTTCTATTAGTTGGCTATCGATTAGGATATTGTCTGTTCCGTCTTTGCAAGCAAATTCGTTTGCCTTGAAGTGTTCGGATACTTTTGTATTGTCCTCTTTGCTGTATGCCATTAACATTGTTCGTCAGCCATCCTTTTTGTTATTTTTGGAATGCCCAAATTCCCTCTGCTGGTACTTCCCAACTTTTGTAGTTGTTCTCTTCATCCCAACAATAGAGATATTCTGTGTAAGCTTTTAGCGTTTCGTCCCATTCTGTTCTTAGTTCGTATTCGCATTTTCCGCTATACACTTTTCCTTCATCGTACAGTTTTTGGATTGTTTTTTTACTTAATCTTGGTTTTCTCATTTTGAGCACCTTCCTTTCTTTGATTATATTATACCACTTTTTTTAAATTTGTCAATACTTTTAATTGATATATCACTTTGGAGCTTTGCTCCTTTGTTTTGATGGCGCTTTAGCGCCCTGTCGTGTGGAGCGCACGCGGAACTCGACTTAATGTTTTCGTGATTTCACGAAAACATCATTTTTAGCGCTGTGCGCGTCATGTTTTCGGTTCACGCCATTTTTGCTTTAGCTTGTCTTTTTCTTTTTGAATGTTGAGATAGGTTTCATAATCTACGCTTGTGCTTTGTTCGAGATTGTTTAAACTTTGTATTGCACTGCGTCTGCGTCTGGCTCTTACCTCTCTCAGCTCGTCAGAATGTGCCTTAAAATAGCTTTCTGTGTCTTGGCTGGTATCCTTATCTAGAATCTTATCAAAATAGCGTGGCGGCCTTTTCTCGCGGCCTCCTGCACAGATGATGCTATCTGTTTTTAAGATTTCATCTTTGTGTTCGTTCAGGTACTTTTCGCCGATACCTTTTGACATGATCCTGAACTCAGGCTCTCTGCCTTCCATCCAGTATTTTGCTGCTTGTTCTGCACCTATGGCTTTTTTGTTGACGTACTGCGCCACATATGCAAAGCTGCCCGGCTGTGCTGGTGAAAAGTCTATCATGCCTTTGCCCCAGATTTTTTCCAACCATTCGCTTTTAAAATAGCTGTTGCCTTTTTGGTTTTTGTACCATTGCGCATCCGGTGGTTTTAGTCCAAATACTATTGCATGATAGTGTGGTCTTTTTGTTCTGTCGCCGTATTCGGCCGCTAGGAAATATTTTATTGGTTTCTTGTATGCTTTCCGTAGCCGTTTTATAAACAGCTGTACGTCTCGCTTATTCACTGTCTGGCTTTGAATGCTTCTGTAGCCTTTGATAATCTCTCCGTATGGGATGTGTTCGTCGTCATAAGTCAGTGTCAGAAAAATCACATCGTCCCACTCTTTTGCTTCCAGTTCTATTCTTGTTGCCCATTGGTCTGCTATCTGTTTTCGGCAATATTCGCATTTACCGCATGGTAACAGTGCGAATTTTCCTTTTTTTACTCCGTCCATGATGTTCATTTGCAGTCCTTGCTTTGATAGGTTTTCCAGACTTCCCCATAGCTGCGGTTTCTTCGTGTCCATCTGGAATACTAATGGTTTTGTACATGGCATTTTTGTTACTGGCACAAGCTTCCTTGTCTATCTTGTGCCAGTTGACACCTCGCTTTCTTTATATATTAACTTGTTGTAGTAGTAGTTGTAGTAGTGTTGAAAGTGTTGAAAACTCGTTTTTTTA